GAAGTCTGTCCGGAATATCTATGGGTTCCTGGTTTCGTGCATCCGCTTTTATAAGCCGGATGCTGTCTACAGTGTCACGCTCCCGCAGATGGTCGAGTATCGGGCCACTTCTCCGGAGGATGAGGACATCAAAAAGCTCTGCGATGCTTCCACCGGCCAGCTCCACACGTGCATCCTGCTCGGCATCCGCGGGATGAGGAGAGGAGAGATCTGCGCTCTCAAGTATGAGGATATAAAGGACGGAGTCGCGCATATTCATGCAGACATAGTGAAGAGCACGAGCGGGGAATGGATATATAAAGAGATGCCGAAGACCTCCGGATCGGATCGGTTCGTCAGGGTTCCCGATCTGGGAGAGGGAGAGGGCTTCATAGTCAAATGGACTCCGGACTCCGTCACGAAGAGGTTCATAGAGCTCCGGAAGAGTGTGGGCGTGAATATCCGCTTTCATGATCTCCGGCACTTCTTTGCCTCGACCGGTGCGCTTATCATGCCGGACATTTATCTGGCCGATATGGGCGGATGGAGCAGGAAGATGAGCTCTTCGGTCATGAAGTCCGTATATCAGAATAATATGGAGTCCATGAGCGAATACTACAGCCAGGTCATGGAGCAGAAGCTCCGGGAGATAGCAGAGAGCCGGAGCATATAGCCCCGACCCTCTGCCTTTTGTGGTCGATATTAAATTGATTCATCCGCCTTCATTATCGCACCATGCAAGATGATATGCAAGACGGATTTTTTGAAAGGTGCGCGGTTGACGCATCCGTGGCATGGAGTAGACGGGAGTCGAATAAGTCGGATTTTTCGACGAGTTTATAGCGTTTATGGGGCTTCGGGGGCTTTTCTCCCCTGTTTTATTGGTCATTTTTGACCACTTATAAATCCCGTAGGTCCGCGCTTTGGTCATCCGTGACCACTCCAATGCAAGACGAATGCAAGACGGATTTATATGTCAGATCTTATCAGATCTTTAATATATCCTTGTATATTCCCCGAGCTCTCCAGCTTGTCAATTATATCGGCGTCAGTCTCACGGTTCAGCTTCAGCTGTACCATCCGGAAGTCTTTTTTATGGGCTTCGTCGTATTTCTTCTGTGCCCTTTTCTGTGCTTCTGTCATGCTGTCCCTCCTTATAGGCAGTACTCTATCACGTATTCGTGGCCTTCATATGTTACTCATCGCTTCCGACAAAAATACTTGCCGTAATTGATGCTGCTCTGGGTTCAACATTGACCTCATAAGTTATATTATCTTTGATATCCTCAAATAGATCTTTTGCTACTGCTTGTTTTGTATGTTCAATAATGCCTTCAACATCTGCCATATATATAGGAGTCATCCTCTTTGCCTTAAACTCTTGGAATGGTACTGTTGTATGAACGGCATGTTGAGTATAGACATCATATAACTCCTGCATTTTAGGACTATCTGCTATAATTCTCCGCATTAAATCATTATCTGATTGAAGTTTGTCTATCTGCCTTTTCAGACACTTCTTCATCTGCCTTGCGTTCATGGCTTATCCCTCCTTATAGACAGTACATTATCACGTATTCGTGACCTTCGTATGTCACAAGTGATGTGTCGGGCATCCCTTTTCTGATATCCTCTACTGTCTCGCCCTCATAGCAGTCATTCGCTTTAAGCATCTCTATGTAGTCCTCCGGGCTGTCAAAGATCACGGTCTCGTTCTTCAGGTGCTTCTCTGCCTCGCTCCTTGTGCATCCGTCCTCTTCCAGTATTGCGATCATCATCTCGTGTGTCATTGTATTATCCTCCTTTTTTCTGCCGGGGATATCCGCCCCGGCTCGGTTTGTGTGGTCTTTAGTTTCCATTCACTACTACTTTTATAAGCCCCGTCTCAAATTCAACCTTTGCCATGACCTCGGCTATTTTTTTCTACTCCCTGTGCTATGAGGTCTTTCTCTCTTGCTCTGATTGCTCTCTGTTCTGCCTTTGTCATTTTCTTATCCTCCTTGCCCTCGTAACCTCCGGGGCGGGTGTGTGGTTTAATAAGCTGCTAATGGTGCGGTATCTTCTTCGTACATTTCAACGAGTAATCTCTTAGCATCTACGGGGTTCATCCCAACGGCTTCGCTAAACTCTTCGATTGTTTCGTAACCGTAATAGTTGAGCATTTCCTTCATTTTGTATCTCCTTCCTTGTGTTTCCCTCTTGATGATATAAGTATACACCTATATACTATATACGTCAATACATATATTATAATTTTTTTTAAATAAAAAAGCGAGGAGCCCCGAAGGACTCCCCGCCGATATAAGGAGAATACGAAAGACACGAACTATGCCATTTTTAACTTGTCCCGGGTCTTCGGGCCACAGATCCCGTCATGCTCTTTAGGGTCAGTGAATGCTGATGCCTGGAACTGCCGCAGGAACTTTTCTGTCTCCGGGCCGAATATCCCATCTGCTTTTATCGGATATCCCAGGCGCTGGAGCTCGCTCTGCAGCCATCGGACTCCGTCGCCTTTGCTTCCCTTTTTGAGGATCTTTACGGGCTCCGGATAGGGGTTCCCGATGAAGCCCTTCATGAAGAGGGCTCTTTCCTCGACTCTTCTCCGGGTGAGTCCTGCCAGCTCCTTGCCTCCGGCCTTGTTATACCGGAGCATGGCATCTGCCACCTGCAGGGCGTTCCTTTTCTTGACGAGCTGCTGCAGGTTTCCCACGCCGCAATTATATGCAAAAGATACGAGCGCATCGAACTGAGTCTGCGCGAGAGGGAAGGGCGTGTATCTTTCCACGGCCTGCTCATACTTCTGCAGATCGATGCCGAGCATGATCTCTGCCTGTGCCTGTGTGATGACCATCCCAGGGGCCACGTCCGGACCATAATGCCCGTATCCGATCGTCCAGTATTTCTCTGTGGGTACGGGCTTGTATGCGTTCAGGCGACATCCCTCGAACTTTTTGATCAGGTTGATGCCTGCAGTTGAGGTCTTCATGCGTGGAGCTGCTCCCAAAGCTGTTTGATTTTGTCATATCCCTCTGTCGCCGTCAGGAAGGAGAGGTATACCATCGCCAGGATCGTGATGATGGTCTGCACTGTGAAGGGGATTCCGCAATAAAGGACATATCCCACGCATACGGCTATCGTCAGGAATGCAGATGTGAGGACCGCGAGAAGGTTCGGGCTGTATGAGATCCCTTTTTCATCGAGGATCTTCTTGATTCCCTGCACTGTCAATGTCGTGAGGGCTGCTATAATAGCCAGCACTTTGAGTATTGTTTCCGGTTTCATCTTTTTCCTCCTTTAATTTGAATATTTTTATCAGGCCGCAGGTCACGACCTCGCCACCGAAAAATCCATACACGCATCCGGTCAGGACATCGTGTGTGGTGCCGGTGATCGTAGAGACTACGAACTCCGTGATCGTATAGATGACCACGAAGCCGATCGAGAAGATTATGAACTTCGTGAGGCCTTTCATGCGCTTGTGACGGGCTATGCTCCAGCCGTACCATCCGATTGACAGAAGGATACCGGCGCTCAGTCCTCCGATGAAGCATAATATCATTTGTACACCTCTCTGATCTTGACGAGCTTGTGGATGATCTCACTCGTCCACTCGTCCACCTTGTTCAGGAACTTCTTGTTCGTGAAGATGTCTGGCATCACGGTGAGGCTCGCAAGGAGAGCTTTGACTTTATCCTGTTTTATAGAGATGTAGTCGGATTCAACATTGATATGATTGTAGGTGATCCACTCGACCACTTCCGAATACATCCTTTCGAGGATGTACATCGTAATATATGGATCATAGCCCTTCACATCCTTGCACATATCGTCCACAGTATGGCGGAGTCCTACGCAGTAAATATGCGCCCACTCCGCCTGCTGCTGGATGATGGCTCTCTCCCGGTAGTCATCTCCCAGGGCGAACTTCGACGTGTTCAGTCGGATATAGCCCTTCTTTGCGAGGACTACCAGCACGAGAAAAGCGATCATGCTGAAGATCATGACCATGAGGGCGTTCTGATTCGTCAGCACTTTTGCTATAGCGTCCCACATTACTCTGCCTCTCCCCAGTACGGGATCCCCGTTTTCTCCTCGAACTCCTCCGGTGTATGTTTGCCTTTGGCCACGTCTTCGCGCATCAGCTTTTCGACGTCATCCTTGTATCTGTCCGGACATTCGTCGAATGTCTTTGTTCCGGCCCATATCCGATTTCTCCACACGTTTGCCATTTTTTTCTTCCTCCTTTATTTTCCTATTTCTTCTGACAAGTCACATATTGCCTGCTCCAGAGCTGCGATGCTCTCGTCCGTGCTCTCTGAAAGCTCGCAGACCGCATCTTCCGCACCGGCCACACCAGTCTTATTGGACGATACGATAGCGCTCGCTATGGCGGCAAAGTCGCTCATTGGCAGCTGCGCTTCGTCGTACTCCCAGACCTCGTATGCCTGGCCGTCCTGCTCCTTCTCTACCCGCTCGATGTTCTGACGGATGTAGATGGTGGTTTTTGATGTGGTCGCGTCGAATTCGATCGGCCTCTCTGTCTGTGTTCCTTCAACGTGTCTCCAGTCCATCTCTTCTCCTTTCTATTTCTTCCAGCCTCCGCTCTTCTATTTCAATCTCTTTGTACTGTGATAGTTGATTTATTACTTCACGCAGCAGCTGGGTCAGCTCTGCTATTATTATCGATTGTTTTTCGAGTATTTCTATCATACCTTGATATTCGTCGCTTGATGTACTGTATGCTTACATACGGCTTTATGTATTTGAGATACGCGCCATACGTGTCTGAGTGTTTTATCCATCCGAGATATGAGAGGAACTGTCTCATCTCGAAGATGGTCGGCCTTTCTTTCTTTGCTATCCTTCGGGCTTTTCTGGTCATCCTATAGTAGATTGTCCGCCGGAGCGTAGTGCGGTTTCTGTAGAATCTAAATCCCATGAAGTCAAGAAAGCATCCGCCCTTCCTGTGGTCGAATCTCTCTATCCTCCAATTTTCTTTCAATTGCAGGCCGAGGTCTGCGAGCATTTTCGCGATCTCATCTTTGTATCGGTGTAACTCGCGCTTATTTCCCGCGAAGATTACCATGTCGTCCATCCATCTGATGTATAGATTGCTCCCGACCATGTCCTTGATCTTGTGATCCATGTCGCGGAGATAGTAGTTCGCAAACCATTGCGAGATGTAATATCCGAGCGGTATGCCGTCTTCGCTCGCATAGAGTATCATCCGGACGAGATCAACCGTCCGAGTGTCTTTTACTTCTCGCTCGAGCTTTGCTATAAGTCTATCCTGTGGCACTGATGGGAAATACTGCTTTATGTCCATTTTTAAGTAATACTTGACATCCTTCGGGTGCTTTCTGATGTATTTCTCAACGTACTGCTTCGCTTTATGCTGCCCGCGTCCTTTGATGGCTGCGTAGGTGTGCTCGTATACTCCACTCATCAGATGCCTGTTGAGCACCTGAACCGCGGCGTGCTGCACGACTGTCTCTCTGACAGAGGGAACGTATATCTGCCTTTTCTTTCTGGCGATGCCGTCGTATATCTCATGTGGCCGTCTTCTCATGGGTTTATAGTTCAGAACCCAGTCTTTGACCTTCTTTATCCTATCCGGATCTGTCTTCAAGCGTTCGAGGCGTGTTTTCTTCTTATGGCTTTTCTTCCTGCTCTTGCAGGCTTCCTTGATCGCAAGTTCGAGGTTCTTATCTTTAACAATCTCCTCGAATAGGTGTCTGTGTGTGTTCATGTCTTATCCTCTCGCCCGCTTTCGCTGGTTCCGTGCTACTAACAGGCGCTTGCATCGAGTTAATTTTCGTCAAGAGACGAGGAACACAGAGAGCATTTAGTTGTTCTCCAATATTGGACGAGATAGGGCCGCGCCATTGTTGGTGTTGGTATTGGAGACCGTGTTGTTGAGATTGACATTGAAGAGCCCATCATGGCCCGTGTTGTTCCAATTGCCGCCCACAATGGCGCGAGTGGCGCTCTCTGTATCCCTTTGAGGGGAACCGTTGCCGTTTCCCCTCTGCCCTTTCGGGCATTCACCCTTTTCACGCTTCGCTCACTCCGCTCGCTACGCTGCAAGCGGTTTCAAAGACAGGGCCGCGCCAATGCTGGCGTAGGTATAGGAGACCGCGTCGTCGAGACCGACAGAGAAGAGCCCATCATGGCCCGCGCCGTTCCAAGCGCCGCCCACAAGGGCGTAGAACGTACCGCTTGCCGCCAGGTATGTGCCATCACAATAGTATGTGGTTTCACTTCCTCCGTTGGTCTGTGCCAGCAGACAGTTGTCGCGGACTATATCGTGCTTCGGATATACCCACGTCGCTGTAGTCCCTATGCTTCCGGCATTGATATATCCCGAACCATCCGTATTGTATCCATCGACCGTTGAGCCATCCGTCTGGTCGTAGGTCATCTTTATTCGGTACGAGCCGTTGATGTTTATCAGGCCCCGTATGCGCCTCCATATATTTCCATAGGGATTCTCTACCCCGAAGACTTTGACGCCTTCCGTGCCGTTGCTCTTCCCATAAAATCTGCCCTTGCCGTTCATGGTGCCCTGTCCGATTGCCGAGGTGTTTCCCGACGCGCTCCGTCCTGCTCCAAGAGCCGCCTGACAGTTGAGGTTCTTTGTGATCAGCGTGCTTGCAAGTGCAAAGAACATATAATCGACGAAGGTTCCGGTAGTCCAGAGCTTGTTGGCTGTCTGGTTGTTTGCCTCAGCCAGAGAGATCTCTGTCGTTCCGGCGTTGTTCACGTAATTAGATCCTCCGGAGATTGAGCGGAGCCTCGTGCCGTCTGACGATCCGAAATATTTCGCCTCATACCAATGCCTGTTGGGCTTGCCGTTGACGTCGTAGTGGTTCCACGGCTTCAAACCGAGCACTTCCGCGTTGGCAATCTTGAATGTCCAGCCATCATTTCCGCTGTCAGGAACGATCTTCCAGTATATTCTCTTGCCGTCCTGTCCCCATTCGATCATAGCATTCCCGCTGTAAGCCGAGCTCGCTACATCCGACGCGGTGCCGTCCGCCTTCTTTGTCTCGTCGTCTTCGTCGAGGTAGTAGTCTACCGTTCCGTCGTACTTCACCATGCAGCTCTTAGGGTAGAACCATTTCAAGATGTCCTTGTTGGTTCCCTCGGGATCCCAGCTGTTGTATGTGGGCGCTCCAGAGGATGCGAGATCCATCGCAAGAGGTGTCCAGCCTGTATTATCGTATCCCGTCGGATAATCGCCACTTGCCGGATCGCTGTCTGTCTCGCTGTAATGATATGCAAAGACTACGATCTGCTCTGTGTAGGTCTGTCCGGCTGCTATCGTCATCGGTATGCCTGCCACCTCCCAATCGCCTGCGGCAAGCCGGAACTTCGCCTCTCCATTGGTGATCGTGGCTGTCTCTGTGTTGGTTCCGTCGGTGGCAGTCAGAGTCTCGCCCTCCAATACTGACGCCCCCGCTGTTATCGTCACGTTGAACGTGTTGATCGCTGCCGTGTAGGTCGTCTGTGATGTCACTGTGACCTCATCAGAGTATGTCTGGCCCTGATACTCGCATGAGAAGGTATATGTTCCTGTCTCATGGATGATATATGATGCCGTTCCTTCGTTGTTGAAAGACGTGGTACCGTATGCCGATCCGTTCCTTTTAATGGAGATGGTGGCGCCGTAGAGCTCGCTCGACGATGTCGAGATGTTCACTGTGGCGTCGAATGTGTTCAGGGTTACGTTGTACGTGGTCTCCTGAGAGACTACGACTTCCTCCGTGTAGGCGAATCCGCTGACGGTGCAGCTGACCTCATACGTTCCGGCCGAGTGTACGTCGAGAGATGCCGATCCATTCGAGAATGTCGCAGATCCGACTACAGTGCCGCCGAGTGAGGCGTAGATCGTCTGTCCGTCCATAGCTGCGGATGAAGTCGAGAACTGGAGCGTCGCCGTCCATCTCGAGAGGTTGACCGTGAACGGGCCGCCCGTGGTGACGGCCTGCTGCACTGAGTACGGGGTGCCCTGATATTCGATCGTGAATGTGTACGTGCCGGGCTGCAGCGCGAGGTATGTCAGCTCTGCATTCGCATCGAGCTGTTTGGTCTGTGTAGGCATACCGGAGCAGCTGATCGTGATGTTCATGTTCGCGAATGCAGCTTCACCTATCACGTTGACAGTTTCGGCGAATCCGTTGAACGTCACGCTGTAGGTCGTCTCTGCAGATACTACGACAGGATCGCTCTGGTATGTCTTCCAGTCATAGGTGCATTCGAGTGTGTAGGTTCCTGCTTCAGGGACGTTGATCGTC